ATGGACGACGCAATCAAGCGCAGCGTAGAAAGACAATTCCCTGAACTCACCGGCGGCTATCACTTGCCGCGCTTCGCCAAGGTGGTGGCCGTGGCGGATGCGCCGGCCAGCGCTGGACTGTTTGACGACTTCCGTCCGCGCTTCTCAGTCGACCTGCAGGTGATGGGGTCAGACGGCGAGATCGACACGACGTTGCCGGTATTGGCCGGTGTGCCGCTGCCTATGCCAGTGGGTGGGGATGAAATGGGGTTCTTCGCCTTTCCGGAGGAAGGCACCAGCGTAGTGGTGTGTTTCGCCTACGGCCTGCCGCACAAGCCCTACATCCAGACGATCCTGCCGCATGGCCTGACATTGCCGAAGGTGCCCAAGGGCGACCAGGTGTGGCAGCACAGTGACGCCGTGCAGCAGCGCGTCGACGCGGACGGTAACTGGCTGCGCAAGACTGACGGCAAGATCCAGTACCAGGCGATCGAGCGCGAAGTCGACGCAATGACGAACACCGAAAGCTTCCAGAGCCACACCAGAACGGTGGATGACCGTTCGACCGAGTCGGTGGGTGGCGTAAAGAAGATCGAGGCGTTGGGAGCGCTCAAGCTGCTGTCAGGCGGATCTGCAAGTCTGGCGGCAGTGGACGACTTGCACCAGGCAACCGGTCGTGACCTGAACCTGTTGATAGGCCAAAAGCACAACTCCACGGTGGGTGGCGACATGCACGAGCGGATTCAGGGGTTACGAGAGAGCATCGCTAGCAAGAGCCAGCGGCTGCAGGCTCCTAAAAACTGGGTTGGGTCGGGCGGCGCGAACATCTTTAAGGTACTCTGCGACACGCTTGATCTTATCGAGCAAATGGCAATCGAGATGGCATCGCATACTCACGGATCATCGCCTATACCGACACAAACAGCTGCTTTCACTGGGGATGCTACGAAGGCAGCGGCACTATCTGTACCGCTTAAATTAATCACTTTATGAGTTTCCTGGGCCGATATGCTTGATATCGGTCCTCGGGTTGACGTGCATAGCTTATGCTGAACTTTATTCGCAGGACACCGTGGATCGCTATTGATCAATGTCCTTTATCACAGTCCCTATTTCCTTCGGGGTGGCGAGCTCCTCGAAGTAATCTAACAGCTCATGTATTCTGGTGCTTGGGTTCATCTCATTGTTCGATAAGGCATCCCTAAGCGCTTTAGGAGAGTTTTTTCGTGCTGTTTCGAACGGCACTCCCAGAAGTTTTTTGAAATATCCCTGAGCTCCTCCTTTGATATAGTTTTCCATTCCTTTTTTTGTTTTAAGGTCTTTGGATAAGATATCGCCTGCTGAAAGCTTTCCAGCAGAGTTATAAGGCTTTCTAGAATAGCAAAAATGCAAGATAAGCCAATATTCGAAGCATGGGTAAGAAGGTATAATGGTGATCTTTTTATGAGGTTTTGCCATTTCCAAAGCTTTGTCGAAGCACGCATGGGAGTCACGATCAATAGTGCAGAATACTTTGTCGTAATACTTCTGCTTTTTAATGGCTTGTGCAACAATTCCGCTGGGATGGGTTACCCCCTCGTGTGCTATTTCGACTTTAGCATGGGCGCGAAAATGCACTGCCGCGTCGGTCAAGTAGCTTTTTCCCGATTTAGAATCTTCGCAGATTACTAATACGGTGGGTTGTTGTATAAAACGAGCACTGCCTCGCCCAAATGATACTCCTGTGCGCGCCATTCTTACGTCCTCAATATAGGCAGGCCCCGGTACCGGCCTTCATAATACCGTTTCTCGATATTTTCGCCTTCTCTTCCTTCATAGTCATGAACGGAACGCAGTATAGTCGCGCCGTTTGCATCGCGTTCAGTCACCCAAAACTGATCACGCCTCATTTTCTTTGTATTCATAAGGTGTGTGTCATGAGTAGTGAATATCAACTGGGAGTTAGATTTACTTTCTACATGACGCTTGACCAGATCTTCGACAATCTTTGGGTGAAGACTACTGTCCAACTCATCCACCATTAATAAGCTGTCAGAATTTTTCATAGTCAATAGGACCCAGGGCACCCAGAATCCCATTAGGTTTTTTGTGCCGCCGGATTCTTCACTAAAATCAAACTCAGCTTTTCCTAGTGCTGTTTCGTGAGTAAGGATAGTCCGTACATTTTTTTGGATTGCAGCATGCTGCTCTTGAAAAGATAAGTCTGCATCTAATACCCAGGTTGGATCTTTTTCTTCAAGTCGAATGCTCGTGATCGGAACATCAATCTGCTGTAAAAATTCCTGCAGATTGCTTTCGATGCCACCTGACTGCTTAAGTATGGTTTTTGAAAAGGCAGCCCATTGGACCATGCCATTTTGCAAAATAGTATTAGATTGCGGACCGAACCATCTGAGCGGTATTCCGAGTTGATCTAGTTCTTCACTGCTATTTTCCACAGCTTGCATGATGAACAGTGTGGTAGGTGACGTGAGCCGCTTCCAGGCCTCGTGAACTACATCACCACCTTCTAGGTCTTCACCAAAAATATACTTCTCGCCTGACGGTAAATATTCCCTAGAGTAGAGTAGAGATTCATTGCCCTTGGGATATGCTATCAGCATCTCTTTGATAATCCGCTCTTTAGTCGCCGCAAGAGAGAACTGGTATCTGACCCCATTGGTTATAAAATGATATTCAAATTCACTCGGTTTATTTGCCAGAGATGGGTCGAACCTAAAGGGATCAACCGGCAGGATCTTAGATTTGTTATCTCTAAGAATCCTGGCAACTATATTGAAGGCGTTGACAAGGCTAGATTTTCCAGACGCATTTGGCCCGTAGATCGCGGCTACTTTAAGCAAGCCTGGAACCTTATCCCCCTTGAGATTAGGGTGAAACACATTGTTTTTTTTCATCAGTCGAGGAGCCGCAACCATCGAGAAGGTCTGTCGGTCCCGGAATGAGTGGAAATTTGCAACTGAGAATTCGATCAACATGCAGAAAACCCGCAGTTCGTTGGATAGCTTTCGTAACTTTACCTGATTTTTCTCGTCCAACTGCAGATTTTCTGCAGCTAAGCTCGAAGCCGCTCACTTTTCTAGCGATACCAGGACCAGATTGATGCTGGGCCAACGAGATTGGCGGATCCATCGTGGCGACTCAAGCGTCGAAACGTTGCAAGAAGTCATCGCAAGGAGATGTAGGCTCACGTTGGCGGGCAAGAAAAATTATGGTGACGCAAAAAAATCTTGAGAAAAAACACTTATCCCCCTCCCGCCGACGGGCTCTGCGTCCGTTTTTTGTGCAAACCCAGATGCGATGAAAGCAATACTCCAGCCCAGGCCAGCCGTGGGGTTGCGCAGGGGAGCGGCAATTGCACGACATGCAAGCTTGTGCAAAAAAATGTCAGCGCCTTGCACAGCGAGCTACAGAGCGCTGCAGAGGGGGGCAGAGCTCGAAGGCCCGGCCCGCTTGGGTGGAAAATTTGGAAACCGAGGAATGTGGCGGTTTTCCAAATCGACACCGGTCCCAACGCTGCGCACCACGGCAGCGGTGGCCAGATCAGTTCCAGGCTCTACAACGCAAGCAGGTCGAGGGCTGTAGTTGCATTCAGGATCCTTTGGACATTGCACACGATTGCATGCACTGGTGCCGATCTATAGGCCTCTATCCCTTGCAGTCTGAGTTTAAAATGAAGTCGAATCTCAGGTATGGAAGGATATTTCAATTGAACCAACCTTTCAGATTCATTCGCTGCCACCACTTGTAGTTAGGCTCTTGGACAGAAACAAAACCAGATAACCAATCTACGTAATCTTCGTCTTTCGGAATTAGCCCATTCTGACGTGGTTTTTCAAAGTCAGCTGTTGAGGCTCTTGGTGGGGCACCCCTCAGCCGAGACTTGTATCGTCTTGTGAGTGTTGCGCTATGGTCCTGCAAATCGTCATACAGTTTAATACTGAAAAAAATAACGTCATCAGTGTAAAGGGAAATGGCCTTAATCGACCCTCCGTACTCTTCGTTCGTATGCCTTTCCTGATACTGCAAGCCTAGGTACATATCCGCGAATGTCGCTCCTTCCGGGAAGTGATTGTTTTTAAAGCTATTCAAAAGTTCGTTCCGCTTGGACAATGCTCCATTCAAATTTTCCACGGCATCAGCGAGGGCAGTTACAGAGGCGATTGTTCTACCTACCGCTGAGAGTCGGCTCAGAACGATGTCTTGGATTTTTGCAATGGGAGGTAAAATTCCCTGCAGAAATAGTAGATTGGGTTTGATTTTAATCGGCGTGTTAGGGGCGATCTGACCATTCTCGATTTTCGCTTTGTGCGCTTTAAAGTTTTTCTGATCAGCATCGTAAGAGCTCTTCAGGTCATTGATGTGCTGCTTTTTTAATGCGAGAGCTACACTCGTCACCGATATTGCAAGTGCTATGGCCGAGTTCGTAGATTGAAATTCCTTAACCAGTTCCTCCCTGAACTTTCCCTTTTCTGCGATACGCTGCGCAGCGATCGCACCAGCGAACGCCCCTGCCAGAGAAGTCGTGAACGATGAGTTCGCAACCCCTTTGATGTTTTCCCACAGGGGTGACATGAGGGGGGAGAGCTCTGCGTATAACGAAGCTATGTCATCCATGTATGTAAATCTCGCTTAGGGGCTCGGTGTAATAGGGACTTTTTGACTGCTTTCCAGTCTAGCCGATCTAATTGGGAAGTGTACTTCAAAACTTTTAAATTTTGTGATTCGCATTCATGCATGGGGGAATTGGCACGATGCGAGGCAGAGGCAACACGTAAATGTAATACTGATTGGCTATTGAAAATAGCAAAAGCGGCTGAATAAGCTTCGCGATTACGCTGCAAACATCGTTCGATGCGCTGTTGTCATCGGCCAAAGCATCATTAGGTTAATCCAGCGAAACTTTGCTTATGCGGACCTGTAAAGCTTAGTCCGAAGGGCTTCTCACCCGGGCGATATCCTTTACAGGAGAAATGTGACTGATGTGCGGGAATTCGTTCTAGTTATCGTTGGGGGGGGCACAAAAATAGCGATATGAGCGATATGCCACCTGAGAGTCGCTGGAGGCCACGGTTTTACTGGGCTGCGCGTATTACATCGAAAGGTAATATGAAGCGATATGAAAGGTAATATTTTCCTGAAACCCCCGTATTCATTGGGTTTTAGGAAATGAAAATATAGCTTTAGTAAAAGGTAATATTATCGCCTTTGTATCGCTTCAATATTACCTTTTCCCGAAAACGCTGAAAGCCATGGCCTGCAAGGTCTGCAGCCATTTTTCCCGAGCCGTATTACTAATATTACCTTTTTTCTGACCCCCCCTCAGATTTTGAGCGGGGCACCCTGTACCGAGCGGTTGGCCAGGGTCTCGCGCTACTGCTCATGAGCGTCTGTAGCTGCGGTTGGGGCTCGACGTGGAGCGCGTAAGACAGGCCCGATCGGTGGCCTTGTTACGTGGCTTATTACGTCTGGGGGGAAAAACAAGGGCCTGCATCGCTGCAAGCCCTTGATTTATGTGGTGCCGGCACCAGGAGTCGAACCCGGGACCTACTGATTACAAGGAAGATGCTTTTAAATTAAATATCAATGACTTACAGATATTCTTGTTACGTGCCGACGCCCTAAAAACCACGTCGTACGTGAGGCTCATAGCTGCTATTACGTGGTCAATAAAGGGCGGGTGACGTAGCTCAGGTCTATGCTGAGGACGCATTACTCCGATTTTGTTGAAAAATGGAATGGATGTTCGCCTGAAATTCTGCGCAAAGTACGCGAGTAGTAAAATCTCGTTCGCTAATCACAAGGAGGTAATTACTTGATTCTTTACAAGTATTACGACGCAGACGGTGGCCGGGCGGCTTTGAAAAGCCGAAGGTTGGGATTCCGCACACCTTCGAATTTCAATGATCCGTTTGAACTCACTGCTTTATCAAACGGCGACGGGCCGATGTCGAAGATGGTCACCCTTCGGCAACAGATTGAGCGATTGAAGAAGCAGATCGGCATTCTTAGCCTAACCCGTAGCCCGTTCAATCCCCTGATGTGGGCTCACTACGGCAGAGAGCATACCGGCGTGGTTATTGCCTATGACGTAAGCGGCGATTTCTTGAATTCGCAGGAATACAACCTCATCCCTGCGGACACCGGCGATGTAATTTATACGCATACAAAATCCCCTTTCAAAATGACCCCGGAGACAATGGGCGCACTACTCCAGGTCTACCAGCAAGGTTTTGGGGGGGCGGCTGCCCAGACCTACGAACAGCAAGCCTTGGCACGTCGTCTGTTCCTGACGAAGCACGCCAGTTGGGTCTACGAGGAGGAAGTGCGCGTCGTAAAAGTCGTGGACAGTCTTTTCGAAGAAACTCACGTCTTCCAAGCCGACCCTCTTCGCTCATATGAATCAGGCGGTAACCTGCCTCTTGGGCTGCATCTATACCGGCAAGAAGTCCCCATGGTTGGGGTTTACTTAGGTGCAAAAAATGTTTTCACCAGTAATGTTGGCGACCTTCTTTACCTGCAGGATCTCGACTGCCCGGTCCATCGGCTTGAAGTCAACGACACTTCGTGGGACCTCGTCCAGAGGCGGCTGACATTTTCTGGATCCGGTTCTTTCTTAACTAACTGAGTGCCTAGGCATCATTTTTCAGGACTATCTCGCAGGAATTCTGGGTTATGACCAAGGCAAATTCATATAGCGTTTGCGCCTTATGCGGCGTGCCTTTGATAGGACGGTCGCGGTCCAAAGAGCACATCATTCCAAACGCTATAGGCGGGCGTCTAAAAACCGCTGGTTTCATTTGTGACGAGTGCAATAACACGAAGGGCAAAAGCTGGGATGCAGCTCTCGCCAAACAGCTCAACTGGTTTTCGCTGTCGTTCGGCATCAGCAGAGAGCGCGGTGAACCGCCGGGACAGCTGGTGAATACCGTGGACGGTCGTCAATACATGCTCGCATCAAACGGATCCTTTTACCCCAAATCGAGTTACTCAGAAGAGCTAGTCGATGGCAATAAAAAGATCCACATGGTCGCGGCATCAATCCAGGAGGCGACAAAGAGGCTCAAAGGAGTTGCTAAAAAGCATACTTCATTCGACCTAGAGCAGGCCCTTTCTGAGTTAAAGATGCAGACCGTCTATCTTGAAAGCCCCCTTGAGGTGGAATTGAGTCTCGGTGGTATGGAGTGTGGGCGCTCGCTGGTTAAGACCGCGCTGGCATATGCTTCCTATTGCGGAGTGAAAATCAGAGACTTTGGTCGGGCGCTCGATTTCCTGCTGAATAATGAAGCTGAGCCGCCTTACGGGCACGCTTACCTGAGTGATCTGGTGATCAACCGGGACAGAACCACTATGTTCCATTGCGTTGCTGTGAAGAGTGATTTAGAGAAAAAAAGACTGTGGTCCTACATCGAATACTTTGGAATGTTTCGCGTGCTGGTTCTGATCAATGACGATTACGAAGGCCTGATGGTTGATAGCACACATGCGATCAACCCGGTAACAGGAAGAGGAGTCGACGTTGCCGTAGATAACGGCATTTCAGATGCGGATTTTTGCAAGATCATAGACGGTTACGGGCATGATCCAGCTGTTCACAAAGCTGCTGCGGACTTGGTTATGCCGTTGGTGATTGAGAGAAGTAAAAAGCGAACATTTGAAGGGGTTGTCAGCGAAGGCTTTGCTCACGCAGCCCTGAGTTTGGGGATCGCAGAAGGGGAAAACATACCGCCCGAACGCGCTAAGGAATTCACAGCACTGATGATGGAAAAAATCACTCCCTATCTCACTTACTTGGTGCGTAACGGTCGCCGTGGTGATTAAGCAGTTACAAAGTGCAGCGCCGACCGGCGCTAAGCGTCGAGGAGAGGCGATTAGCACTCCGGTTGAAAGAACGCATTTTGCGCCATATGTTCAATCGACCCCCACAGAAAGGCCCGCGCTGGCGGGCTTTTTTGCTTCTGCTGGCCGCCAGAGGGCGGGGGCATGGCCAACCACTAAGCACGGTCTTGGATTAAAGCCTAAAGCTTCACCAGGCCCTCTTTACGTCTGAGAAGCATTGACCAGCGGAACGCTTAGGTCGTAAACGTCCATCATCGCCCCGTCCCGATGGCCGCTGGCCTCCTGCTTGTCTGCCCGGTTGCCGGCAGTGTCGGTGATGCCACGCCGCTTAAGGTCATGCAGTCCGAACCGCTGCTCGGCCATGATGGTGCCGTCTTCGATGGCCGAGGTGATAAACCGTTGCCAGGCCGTATCCAGACTGGATTTGCGCAACGGGCCTCCGTGGCTGGCCACAATGATGTAGCGTCGATCGGGTCGGATCGGAACCACCGTTGATTTGCTGCCCCATACCTTCGCTCGATAAGCCTTTGCACCTTCCCAAGCGGCCCGCAAACGCGGCGTCCAGCGTACGATGTTGTCTCGGCTACCCTTGCGGCGGTTGGTCATAATCCCTTCGACCAGTTCATGGGCATCGGTCAGGGTGATGGTTTCAATACCCCGCAAACGGCACAGGTAACCTAGTTCCATCACGTAGCTCAGGTACTCTGGACAGCCACCTTTCTCGTTCCTGGCCAGGCGGCCAAATGCCAAGGCGCGGTCGACCAAGGTTTCCATGACCTGGTGCTCCGGTAAACGTCGGCGTTTGCGCTCAACAGGCGCTTCAATGCCCTGTGCCGGATTGCTGTCGAGGTAGCCCCGATTGCGACCCCACTGCAGTACCCGGCGCAGGTAGCGCAGGACATGCGCTGCTTTAGACGGCGTGCCCTCGTCCGCCAGGCGATCGACAATCCGCTGAATCAATGCCGCCGTGAATTTTTTCACCAGCAGATCCCCCAACGGTTTGCCCAGCCGGGTCGGTATGCCAAGCAAGACGTCTCGCGAATAGCAGTAGTCGCTGTGAGTCTTGAGGCTGAGTTTCTTGTAACGATCGCTCAGATGAAACTGCGCGCAGACGTAACGCAATGTTCCTTTATCGACGCCCGAGGTTTGCTCCATTATCTGGTGCAACTCGGCCAGGCTCACGTCAGCAGGTGCCACATTGCGCCGGCGCTGTTTGCCGGTCTCGTCGTAGTGCAGCGTGTACCAGACGCCGGCGTTGCGATGATCAAAATATATGGCCGCTGGAAGAGCGGCCTGGTCGATGTGCGGGGGGATGTGCGGATTGTGCTTCCGTCTACGCGCTTTCCTCATAGAATATCGGTGCCATAACTCTCTGAGGTTACACGCTCTATGCCCGCAGCATGGTGGATGAGGTCCAACGTCGTCCACGGACCAGTGCGCCCCCGGAACATGCGGATCCCCTGAGTGATCAGCGAGCGTTCGACGTCGGAGCGGCGTTGGTAGCCTGTGATGCGCTGCAGGTCCTCAAAAGTGAGAACGTTGCTTGTTTGGGAGTTCATGATTGCTCTCTATCTCAAGCAGCAATCAGGGCAGTGTAACGTCCCGCCCTGATGCTCAAAGCCAGAACCTGACGGCTCAATTACTGGGGGAGGGGATGTCGAGAATGCTGGCCAGAACGCGCATGTCGTTGGCGCTCAGATCACCTTGGGTCGTGGCCTGTGTGGCCAGGCTTTCAAGTCGCCCGCGAGCGTGCGGAGTCTTGTGCACCTGGTAACTGATCAATGCTGCGCCGATCAGGGCGATAGTCAGCAGGTTTTGGGATGGTGTGCTAGCCTTTGGATCGCTGCTGCTTGGATGTTCCGTCTTCATCACCGTACTCCTAGTCGTAGTGAGTGCTGGAGAGCTGCAACTCTCCAGTACTGTTTGCTTAAATCTTTAACGTCAGTTAATCCGGTGATAGCTCTCGTCGACTTTGAATAGCAGGTCGACGTCCTCTACTCGATAGCAGCCGCCCACACCGCCTTTAACGATGTAGCCCGATGGATCAGGTTCAAATCGCACAGGGAAGGGATAGTCTTTTCCAGGCTGCATCCAGCCGATCTGGGATGCATACCTGCTTGTAGCCTTAATTTCTGCGTAAAGCTGTTGACCTAGTACACGCGCTGGGTTTGGTGCCACCCCTTCCAGGTATGCTTCAAAAACCAGTTGAACCGTCTTGTTAACGAAGCATTTACCGTCGTGTCCCATATTCTTTGGATCGATCTTGTGAAACATCAGGTCGACGAACGTTTTAACGTTCAGTTGCTGTTCGAGACGTTGCTTCTCTTCGTCATGCATAGTTGCTTCCTCTGAGTGGTGATTAGGCAGCCTGGAAAATCCAGCATCGGACGGTTTTCGGTTTATCAGCGGCGTCGATATCCCAGGACGAACAAACGTTGCGGTTCGTTTCGATGAACTTCGGGCACTTGCTGGTTTTCAGGTGGCGTTTAAGCTCGACCAGATCCGGGACTTTTTGTCGTTTGTTTGCGGCAGCTTCGGCGAAGTCGTTCAGGTTGACGGCAATCAGCCCCTCATTGCGGGAGTGGTTCAACGCGCCAGCGTGGCTGTTCAGGTATTCGTAAAGCTCCCAGAACTCAACGACCATCGGGTGATCAGCGTTGATTGCCAGTTGTCGCTCTTTGGCCATGCTTTGAACCTCGGCATGGGCAGCGTCAACTTGGTGCTGCTGCAGCGGCACGACGTGTACCAGGGCGTCGACCAACGCGTGCAACTGGGCGTGGTTCTTGGCAATACGCACCGTGCGGATCTCGGGCAACTGCAGCAGCCGCTGTTCATAGAGCGGCACGCTCGCTTTCACGGTCTGCATCACTAGCGCTTCCCGGGTTGTTGCCATCAACAGAAAGCCACTCACCTTGTCGACTGGCATTTGCTCGAGCTCTTCCACCAGCAGTTTGGTTTTGGCTGTCTGGCCGTCCTTTGTCATGCCGACGTGGGCTATCCGCTGCAGGATGGGCTCCGAGGCGTTCACAGCATGGTTTTGAGCGAACACAAAAGCACCGCGGAACGGCGGTTCCCGAGTGTCGTTGCCGTTGTTCTTGACCCCGGTCGACCGGACGCTACGGCCGTTGTAAGCGGTTTTCAGCTCGTCCCAGTCGTACTGCTTAGTCGCGCTGCCGTCGGTCTTTTCCCGTTCGGATTCGATCAGCACGACCGGTAGGTTGCCGACCTGGGCGAAGTTACGGGCGCGGGCGACCGGTGTGCCCTTGGATGGGTCAAAGCCTTCGTAGTCGAGGCGACCAAGCAGCTTCCACAGAAACTCGATCAGCGTGGACTTACCCGCACCGGCTTCGCCGACCACCTCAAGAAACAGATAACTCTTCTGGTGCTGCCGGATCTGCTCCGCGAACAATGCTCCAAGCCAGTACGCCAGAACGACGATTCCTTTGGCCCCAAAGCACTGCCACAGAATGTCGAGCCAGCGTGTGGTGAACTTGTTCAGGTCGGTGTTGATGTTCAGTGTGACGGACTGACTGAGCGTTTTAATGCTCAGTTTCTCCATGTCGAAAAAGTCTTCCTCGTTCAGTTTGTAAACCTTGCCGTCGCGCACGGCCACTTCGCCGTAAACGTAGGCACCGTGTTCGCGGGTGTAGCCGGTGAAGTCGATTGTCTGCACGGTCTTGAGCGCGTTTGTCTGCTCTTCAATGAACGCGTCCAGTTGCTGCGTGGTGCCGGTGAACATCCCACCGGGTGCGATTCCAAGCAGTCGTTTTTTGAACTCGGCGGACGACGCGATCTGCGAGCTGGTAAAGGTGTTCTTGATCGGCTCGGCGTCGTGGGCAAACGTAATCCGGAAGTAATACCAGGACTCGTCGGTAAGCTTGTTCTCCTGGTAGTACAGGGCCTTGGGGTTGCAAGTGGCAATCCGCTGAATCGCGCCGCACTGCTGCATGGCCTTGGCCCGGCGCTGCTTGTCGTTCAGTAACTGATCGTCCTGATGCTCGCTGTCCTCGAGGTCTTGCATGGCCCGGTTGAATTTCTCCAGATCGAGCTTGAACCAGTAAAGGCGGTTACCAAACTCAAGGTGGAATTCACTACGGCGTTTCCAGTCGAAAAGCACCAACGCTTTTTCCGTTGCGTTATCGGCGATCAGCAGAGCACCGTGGTGCCTGGCAACAGTCAGGTCCTTCTGGGTCTGCTCAGTCCGCTTGTCATCCTCATCGATGGCCCACCAACGCTGGTGCAGATCGTTCCAGTCGACCTTGCGACCGTCACGCTGGGGGATCTGAGCTGCTTCGCAGACAAAGCCCAGCTCACGTGCCTGGCGTACCCAGCGCTTCGTGTACGCGTGTGCACCTGGCTCGTTGTCCAATGCCCACACCAGCTTCGGTAATTTGCCTTCACGGTTTTTGGCGAGGCGCTTCAATGACTCGTCTGGAAAAGCATTGGACGACATAGCGGATACTGCTGCCACGCCGTGATGCACCAGCGCGATGGCATCAAATATTCCCTCGACAATCCACAGCTCTTTGACCTCCAGCAGCTCGACACACGGGGGGCACCACCACACGCCTTTGTAGCTTTCGCCTGGCTTGAAGCGCGCCTTCATTTTCCCGAACCGGGCAGGGCGGTCAATCAACCGCTCCCAGTAGCCACCTTTCTCTAGTGCGAAACGCACTGTGGCGCTGCCAGCGTCATGTTGTGACGAAAAGAAAGTGTCTTGAGTGAACCAGCCGGTGATCAACGACATGTCGAAGCTGCGGGCAAATTCCATGTAGGCGCGAGCTGTTGCGGTAGGGGCGTTATCGGTCGCGGGTGCGCGCTTGCTCCAATCCTCAAACAGGTCGTCGTAAATCTCTTTGACGTGCAGCGTGTGTCCACACTTCTCCTGCCGGCCGCAAATCAACTGCCACGGGCTGTCAAAGCGAGTGTAAAGCTCCTTTTTGTTGCACTTTGGGCAGGTGCCGCCGCGCATATAGTTGGTTGATTTGCGGAGCTTCAATCCGTAGTCGGACTGAATGCGCTGCAGAACGTCGTGGCGTAGATCGTCTCTCATGAATGCTTCACTGCTTTGAGGCTTTGGCTCAGGGCTGCCATAAGGCGTTTTTGCGCTGCCATAACAGGGACGTGGGCGAGAATTGCGCCATGGCGTTGGCCGTCCGCTACAAAGCGGTATTGATCGTCGTACCAGTATTCATTGAGCCTCAGGCGGTACTGTTCACGCAGTGCTTCAAGCAGTGCTTGAGCCTCTGCCTGGGGCAGTTGAGCGGTGACGATCACGGCGTTGGCCATCGTTAAACCTCGAATTTGGGCGCAGCTCACCCATACCCACTGGAGTGGGGCAGGCAATGTTTGGGGTGTTTAAGTGGCGGGGGGGACGGGTTTGCCGTGGCCGGCAGCGATCAGGTGTTCGTAGATCAGATGAACAGGTACAGACCAAGCGAGCCCACGAATGGGATCGCTGATCACTACTGTCATTTCTGCGCTTGCTTGAAGGTCTATACGCTGGCGACCGATGACGGCCAGAACGTTGCTGTAGGCCTGGTGCACCAGATGGTTTGCAAAAGACTCTTTGACCTCAAAGCTTTCGACCAGGTGATCGATCGTTCGACTAAGCAGTTGGCCCAGATCGCCTAAATGCTCGCCCTGATGACGCTCGATAAATGCCTGAGCTGCAGCGCGGATTGTCTCTTGATAATCCATATCAGCTGATACGTTGTTCATTTTTCAGTCCCTGATTTAGCGCGGTACAGATCGATAGCTGCCAACACTTCCGCATGACGTGCAGCCATGTGCAGGTTATGTGCATTGAGAATGTGTTCTGCCTCGTCCTCATTGATGCAACCGTCTGCAAGTGCCTTGGCAATTTCCTGGTCGACGCATCCACGCTTTGCCGCCGCTTGAATGGAAAGGGCGTACATCTCGACGTTGTCCAGCGAATCGGGATCAGCCACTGGAACGAACAGGCCGCCGTACATCAAGGCCACATAGTTGGGAAAATGCTGAGTTCCGGCTTCCTGCTCCAACTGGAACAACTGAGCATCATTTAGCGGGCGACTGTTGTTGTTCTCGTAAGCGTGGTTATCAAACTTTTTCAAAGCAAGACCGATCCGAGCTGCAGCGTATTCACGTCCGCCTGGATAACTGCAGATGATCGCGCTGACTACTTCACGGCGTGTCTTTAGAACTGGACTTTTCATGTTCTGCTTTTCCCTGCTGCTACGTGTCATTACTGTTCAATCACGCCGTCTTTAATCCCCAAAAGGACGGCGGCCCGATGTGCCTCCCCTCGGCGACCTTTTCTACGACCGTTTAGAAGGTCGCTGACCAAATTCTTGTTCAAGCTATGAAGACGACTAAATTGAGCGATGCTCATCCCCTGACGATCAAGCGCAGCGCGGGCTTGCTCAGGCGTAACTGGCGCGTGCATAGTGCGTTCACTCCTGTTTGTTTGGGTTGTTTCGTGTTCAGCCGTGTTGATTATGCACGTTATTTTGGTCTTGTACAGAGAGATAGCTTGAAAAGTTGTGCATCGAATTCAGGGAATGAAAAGTCTTCGGGTGAACGCCTGCGGGAGGAGCGCGAGCGTTTAGCGCTCAGCCAAGAGGATCTAGCCGAGGCGGGTGGCGTGAATCGTAATACGCAAGGAAGCTACGAGCGGGGCGCTCGAAACCCCGACACAGCTTATCTCGCAGCTGTTGCCATTCTTGGTGTCGATACGGTTTACGTACTCACCGGGGTTAAGCAGGTTCAAGACCTCACGGCTGAAGAGGCTCAAATTGTTGAGCAGTACCGCCGAATCCCTGCGGGCGATCAGAAAGCGCTCCGGCGATTTTTGAAAGCAATGGCGGATGACGTTGAATAAATTCGTTAGTAGCCCGGACACTATCTTTCCTTTGTCCCATACAAAACATCAGCCGTAATCCGATAAAGCCTGCTCCTCAATGCATATCAAGGAGCTAAGGCATGTTGGATACAGCAGCTATGAGAAGCGAAATTTGCACTCTGATTGGGAGCCAGCGAGTTTCACTTTCCGACGCTGAGAATCAGCTGGTTGAGTATTTTCGCCAGATTACAGACCAAGAAAGAGGTCAGGTACTGCGCTTAATGGAAGCGTTGACTCTGCATCCAGAGACTGACTAAGCCGAAGTCTTGCCGCTGGTCAGTGATCGGCGGCCTCGCTTTTAGGCGACGGCCTGTCTACCCAATTGCTCAAACAACTCTTTTTGTTTGTCAGGGGTCAGATCTCGTAACCGATCAAACAGCATCACGTCCAATTGCTGCCCGGACGGTCTAAGCGTGTGCGAAAACGTCAGGTTCGCCACCCATGTATGGCCGCAACTGGCGTCCAAGCATTGGCAGTACAACTTCACATACGCCCGCGTCACTTCCTCCCGTGAGCTGATCCGTCCCTTGTGCCCGCATGTTGTGCAATAAATCCGCATGTTCCCTCCCCAGGGCCATCCTATGGCTACTATTTTGCCATATCTGTAATGGCATTATCTGTGCTTTCGGTCATATCAAGCCGTTACAGATGTATCCGGCGCCGGTTTCCAGGTGAACCGCCTGTCCTCTCGCAACGTCGAATTAGCCTGGTCAAACAGCTGACAGATCGGCCTGATCTCATTGCTGGTGTAAACGCGATCGATCTTCTCGATATCACCGAATCCGCCACTGTTCTCCGGGATGATCCCGGCCAGCGCCGGGTTCATGCGCCAAGCCGCGATCACGTCATTGCGCGTGATGTTCTTCACCTTCTCCAGTTCGTCCTTGGCCTGGAAGTCGCCCACCGGGATGATCTGAATGGCCTTCTCGGAACCGCCTGGAATGTTGACGAACATCGATCGGAAGTTGCCCACGCCTTTGCTGGCCGTGATCTGGGCACGCAACTCCTCTTCGTCCTCCTCGGTCAGATTCGGGTCGTTGGTGTAGAAGATGTATCCCGCGTGCGCGCCGTTGCTGTAGTAGCGCCGGCGAAACAGCGTCGCGGCTTCGTTGAGCAGCAGCGCCTGCAGGCCGCCCAGGTACTCAGGCACGCCATAAATGTTCTGCTCTACGTCGTAGTTGAGGACGTGCTCGATCTCGTCGGCGTCAAACTCGGTTTCCTTACCGTTCTGTTCCAACTGGACGAACCCACCGTCGACCTTCACCCGCATGTTGATGGCAGGTAGGTGTCGCAGCTCCAGGATCTGGCCGAGCATATTGGGTACCCGGTAGAAGTACGCTTCGCCAAACACCATGAAGTCCAGCGCAGCCCGACTCATATCGGCCACTGACAGGCCGGCTGAAGGAATGAACTCACGCAGCAGCAGATTGCGCTTGAACCCCGGAATCGCGCCGTGGTGCGCGTTGGCCTTGAGCAGCCTGGCCAGGCCCCTTCGGGAGACCGGCGGCGTGTAAATGCGACCGTCGTCGCTGGCGAACACGCCCAGGTACTGCGCGATGTTGTCGGTCAGCACGGATTCCGGAGCACCGAACGTGAACGCCCGCATGGGCCGTTGCGCCAGTTTTTGTTGCTGATGAGTTTTGCGTTTTGCCATGAGGAGTTGATCCAGTGAGTGCGTAGCGGCTGCGCCGTCTTTTATCCGTGTTGAGGGGTTCGTACTGCAGGGCGTGCATGACCGCCCAGGCCACGTCCGCGTGGCCGGTGGCGTCGGTGCGGGACGCGCTGTAGGTGACTTGGCCGCTGGCGGTCGTGCCGCGCTTGATCGTCAGGAAGGCCTGGGCGATATCGTTCCAGCCGGCGTCCCATTCGATGCGGCTGCCCTGAATGGTGTCCTGCGCCTTGAGTACCAGCAGGTTCTTGGTTTCCAGGCTGTAGTGGATCGAGGTGGCACGCGGGTAGAAATCGCGCACCAAGTCGAATACGCCGTAGCCGATGCCCGTGGTATCGATACCGATGTGCTGGACGTTGAAACGCTCGGTCAGCTTCTTGACCTGCTCGGCCTGGTACTTGAACGACTGGCCGCGCCAGCTGTGCTTCTCCAGGATCCGGAACTTGCCGCCGTTCTCCAGCGGTGGTGCGATAACCACGCAGGTGGCGTCGTCGCGGGTCCGGCTCGGGTCGTAACCGATCCATACCGGACTGTTGCCATAGGGGCGCGGATCGTCCGGGTCAAAGTCGGCCCACAACGAGAGGTCCGAGTAGCAGCGCTCCAGATCGGCCAGGGAAAACGCGCTCTGGCTGCTGTCGATGAACTTGCACATGAACAGCTGCTGGAACTTGTCCTCGTCGTACTCCAGCTGCAGCTGCTCCAGGTCGAACAGATCGCAGCCGCCGGCGATGGCGTCCAGGATGGTAATGACCTTGCGCCACTGACCGTCTGGACACAGCGCGCCGGCAGAGATCTGCTTGTCGCTTGGCCAGGGATCTTTGGCCGCCTTGCGTTTGCTGTTGCGGAATTTCTCGCCCTGCCAGAACGGGTAGGCCTGGTGCGATACGGCGCTGGGCGTGGAGAAATAGGTTTTGCGCCACTTCTTATGGGTCGCCATAGCGCTGGCCACGGTGTTCAGTTTCTCGAAGTCGCGGATCCAGAAATATTCGTCGACGTACACATGGCCATGGTGACCCTGCGCAGTGCTGCTGTTGGTGCTGAGAAAGCGCAGCTCGGCCCAGGGCTTGCCGTCCTTGCTGAGTACGATCGGGTTGCCGGTCAGCTCCAGGCCAAACCACGCCTGGGCAAAGGCGATGATGTAGCTGCGGAAAATCTCGGACTGGGCGCGGCTGGCCGACAGAAACACCTGGTTATCGCCGGTCAGCACCGCGTCCATGAAGGCTTCGCCGGCGAAGTAGTAGGTCAGGCCCACCTGGCGGCTTTTGAGGATGTTCCGGATCCTGGCGGTAAGCGGGTTCTGTTTCGCGGCGAACAGCTCTTTCTGGTAGCCGTACATTTTGCTGATGAACTTGTCGAGAAAGTCCACTTCGCGCAGCTCGCTGACGTCGTTCTTGACCTTCTTTTCCCGCTTCTTGCCGTCGCGCTTGCCACGCTCCCGACGCTCGCCACGTTGATCATCGCGACGATGGCCATCGTCGTCCTGGTCATCACGTACCGGCGCAACCGCAGGCTTCGCACACTGCTTGGCCAAGCGCTCGCGAACGGTCGTCAACCGGTCCAGTTCGTCCAGCTCGCCTTTGGTCAGCGAGTCGGCTTTCTCTAGAAGCAAGGTGATTCGCCTGCTGACAGCGGTCAGCGGCTCTTCATCCGTCAGCATATCTTCCCAGCCACCGACGCGGATCCAGTGGTACACGATCCGGATGTTGGGCAGGTTGAGTTGCGCCTGAATTTCCTTGGCCTTGTGGCGGCGCAGAAACAGACGTTTAGCGGCTTCTTTGACTTCGGTTGAGTAGTACATGGGCCGCAGTCTATGCGGCGAAAACGCGGAAAACGTGCAGTTAAAATCCGTGTTTCTCCTATAAATCGAATATAGGAGAAGCGCGAAAGTAAACCGTTTGTTGGAGGCGTTGCGGCTCCCTATCTTGGGGCCTCAACTCACCGATGAGCGCAGTTCCTACCATGCCCCGTTCCCTTGTCAGTTTCTGGAAACGCGTTGCTACCAGCGGTCCTACCGTTGATGGTCGCGTCATCACGCCCCAGGAACTGCGCGACATCGCCGAGACGTACAGCACCGCCACGTACACAGCGACCATCTGGTCCGAGCATGAACGCTGGCCAGGCTCCTACGGCACCGTGTTTGCCGTGCGCCTGATCGAGGACGTCGAGGGCCTGGCACCCGGTCAGGTCGCGCTGGAAGCGCAGTTGAAGCCCAACCAAAAGCTGCTGTGGCTCAACGACCAAGGCGAAAAACTCTTCACCAGCATCGAGATCATGCCCGACTTCGCAGGCACCGGCAGGGCGTACCTGACCGGCCTGGCCGTCACCGACGAACCGGCGAGCCTGGGCACCCAGGAACTCTACTTTTCCCGCAAGACCGGCAAGCCCGTGCATTACGCGGCAGCCGTCCCGTTCGGGACTATCGGTGAAGACGAACCGCAGGGCGAGGTGGCCAAGCTGTTCAGCATGTTCACCGGCCTGTTCAAGCGCTTTGGCATTGAAGAGGTGCCAGCCGAAACCACCCCGCAAACCCCTACCGAGAGCAAACCCCCAATGGATGAAGCTACAGCCAAAGCGCTGCAGGCCTTGATCGAACAGCAACTGATCGTCGCCGCCGGCATTCAGGCGCTGATTGACAGCTTCGCAGAAGCCCCTCCGGAACCTGATCAGGCTCCGATCGATGACGTGCAGACGGCAGTCGATGGCATCGTGGCCACCGCCGAAGAAGAAAAGCAGTTGAGCCGTAAGGCTTCCAGCAACACTGCAGTTCTGGCCGGTCTGGCGAAACTTGAGGCCAAATTCAGCGCCTTGCTGGACAAGCCGGACGGCCGTCACCTGTCGCGCACCACCGGTGCGATTGACCCAAAACCGAAGCGGGTACTCTGACATGGCCCAGTCACTGAGCGCATACGGCGCGAAGATGTTCGCGGCCCTGCAGGTTTCCCTGGCTGAATCCTACGGCGTCGAGCTGGCCAGCAAGACGTTCAGCGTCGAGCCGTCGATTGCCCAGGAACTCAACGAGGCGATCACCCACAAGTCCGATTTCCTGCAGCGCATCAACGTCATCGGCGTGACCGAGATCAAAGGTCAAAAGGTGTTCCTGGGCGTGTCGGGTCCTGTGACCGGTCGCACCAACACCAAGACCACTGATCGTGAAGCCAAGGATGCTTCGGCGCTGGATGACAGCACCTATGAGCTGTTTTCCACCGAGTCCGACGTCAGCCTGCCTTACGCCAAGATCGACGCCTGGGCCAAGTTTCCGGACTTCCAGCAGCGCTACTCCGCTGCTGTGCAGAAGCAGATCGCACTCGACCGTCTGATGATCGGTTTCCACGGTCTCAAAGCCGCGCCGCAGACCAACCTCACTGAATTCCCGATGCTGCAGGACGTGAACAAGGGCTGGTTGCAGATCGCTCGCGAGCAGATCCCTGAGCAGGTTCTCAAGGAAGGCAAGGTCGCTGGAAAGGTGACGCTGGGCGAAGGTGGTGACTATGCCAACCTCGACGCCCTGGTGCATGACACCAAGCAGATGGTCGACGAGCGCGTTCGTGATGGCGGCGATCTGATCGCAATCATCGGCAGTGACCTGCTGGCGGCTGACAAAGCCAAGCTGTACGCCAAACAAGGCGATCTGCCAACCGAGAAAGAACGCATCGAAGACGCTCAGGTCATCGCGACCTATGGCGGTCTGCCGAGCTTCAGCGTGCCGTTCTTCCCGGTCAACGCCGTGGTGGTCACCAGCTTCGACAACTTGTCGATCTACTTCCAGGATTCCAGCTGGCGCAAGCAAACCATCGATAACCCGAAGCGCTCCCGCGTCGAGGATTACAACAGCCGTAACGAAGGCTATGTGATCGAGCAGCTGGAAAAGTTCGCGATGACTGAAAACGTCGAATTGGTGAAAGCATGAGCCTGGCACTGGCGCACAAACGCCGCTTGATCGCAGAAGGCCCAGCGGCTGCGATCGCCGGTGCCCAGATGGCTTATTCGGCTGACACCGCGCTGTCCAGTCCTGCCAATGCACGCAAGCATTTGAAGCTGATGGAAGACGCCTTGGCCGTTGATCTGGAGCGCATCAGCGCGATCAATAGCCGCGAGCAGCGCCAGATGCTCAAGCGTGACGAGCTGCTGCCCAAGTACCTGGATTACGTACAGCGGTACCGCGATTCGGAATTGAATTTCCAGAACTCGGTGCTGGTGTATGTCCTGATCTGGCTGTTCGACACCGAGCAGTTCACCCAGGGCCTGGAGCTGGCCGACTTCGCAATATCCCAGGGCCAGGCGCTGCCTGAGCGCTTCAACCGCGACATTCCGACCTTTGTTGCAGACGAGGTGATCGACTGGGCCGAGGCGGAATTCAAGGCCAGGCGCAGCCCTGAGCCCTACGTTTCCAACCTGCTGCCCCGTGTGGATGGCGAATGGCAGCTGTATGAGCGCATCCCGGCGCGCTACCACAAGTTGCTGGGAATGATCGCGCTGCATCGCAAGGACTGGCCTGTCGCTATTCACCACTTCGAACGAGCCGAACAGCTCTACGAAAGCATCGGCGTAGGGACACGCCTGTCTGACTGCCGCAAAGCGTTGGCCAAGGCGCAAGCCAAAGAAACCGCCGGCAACGGCACCGAATAACCGACTACCCCCCCCGGCGAGAAACTGTGGATGTGAGCCAACCATTTATGGCCCTGACCCACTGAAACAGTTTTCCCGCCCCTATTTGAGCGGCCAGCAATGAGCTTTTCCGGGAAACCCACAACCTTTGTGGAACAAGCGATCGAGAACGACGGCTTTTGGCCTGATCTCTCTGTGACCGAGTTTCAGAAGGGTTACCGCCTGCCGGCGGAGTACCTGGTAGAGATGCTGGCCGCCGATCTGAACATGGCCATGGTCGAGGTCAATACCGACCTGGCCAAGTTAAAAGCGCGCTGGCAGGGCGCTGGCGTGTCCAACGTTGAATCCGCAGACACCACCATCCTGCCAGAGCGCACCTTTCAAGCGGCGACCTATAAGCGCGCCGTCTACAGCCGCGCCAAAGCCAGCTTGCTGACCCAGTTCGCCACGGTCAATCGCCGCGAAAGCGCCGAAAACGTGGGCAAGGAACTGCCAGAGCGCTCCGAAACTTTCCTCGCTTTCAGCCAGGCTGCTGTGCGGTCGCTGCAGGGCCGTGGCCGCATCACGGCGGCGCTGCTGTGATCAAGCTCAAGGCGTTGACCGCCTACCTGCTCGAGCGCCAATTGGTCGCTCCTGAGCAGCTCGACAGCTGGACCGACCAGGTGCAGGTCGAGCTGGTCTGGAAACCTGACACCCAAGGCATGCACATGGGTGACATGAATTACGGCGCGACCATCTCGATCGAGCGGTTCGCGGATCACCCGGCGCGCCTGTTTGCCCTGGTAGGCAGCTGGCTGGAAACCCACGACCAGGACCGCGACGGTCTGCCAAACGTGGTGTTCGACGTGGTCATGCTCGACAACGACCTGGCCGACGTCGACATCAAGCTGCAGTTCACCGAAGCGCAGTACCTGGCCGAGGATCCTGCCGGCGAGATCGAGGCGTTCGGCAATACCTGGTCGTTCGTGCCGTTCGAACTGTGGGTAGCTGAGAGCGGCGAGGTGACCGGTCATGGCCTTTGATCTGGACATTCGCGGCATGCTCGAAGCCCAGGACCTGCTGGCTTTGATGGAGCTTCCGACGCCCAAGCGCAGACGTCTGTTGAACAACGTTGCCAAGCGCGTGCGCAGTCTGAGCCGCCAGCGGATCCGCAATCAGCAGAACCTGAATGGAACCCTGTTTGCTGCCCGCAAGGACACCTCCAAGGGCAAGAAAAAGATGGAAACCGGCCTGGGCAAACTGCTCGATGTCACCCGCTTGACCGGGACCGAAGCCGAACTGGGCTGGCGTAACACGCTGACCCGCTGGGTTGCCTCGCAGCAGCACAACGGCGTGTCCGAACGACGCACCGCTGCGCAGATGCGCCAGTGGAACAAGGTTCCGCCGGGCACCGCCGCTACCGAAAAGCAGGCCAAGACCCTGCGCCGTTTGGGTTTCAAGACCCGTCAGGAAGGCAAAAAGACTCTGACCCGCCCATCTGTGGCGTGGATCCAGCAACACCTGAACTACGCCAGAGCGGGATTGCTGATCCGCGTCCTGGACGACGAACGAGCCGAATCCACCGGTGCGCAAAGCTGGAACATCCAGCTGCCTGCGCGTCAGTTCCTCGGTGCCAGCGACAGCGAAACCAGCCAACTGGTGAACCTGGTGCTGCAACAAATCCTTAATTCACCCCGCTAACGAGGCACCGCTTTATGGCACTCGGCAAAGTCAGCGTTAACAATCTCAACCTCGGCCAGGGTGCCGTGAGCGAGATCGAACGCTATTTCCTATTTATCGGTCCCGCTGCCAAGAACGTCGGCAAGCTGGTCCCGTTGGACACCCAAAGTGATCTGGACGTCCAGCTGGGCGTTGCGGACAGCGACCTGAAAACCCAGATCCTGGCAGCGCGCAGCAACGGCGGTGATCGCTGGGCCTGCATCGCCGCTCCGATCGCGGGCGAAACCACCTGGCAACAGGCGCTTGAGAGCGCGACCCGCAGTTATTCCTTCGAAGCGGTGGTGATGGTCAACCCGGCAACCACTCAGGCCGAGCTGTCAGCGATGCACGTTGCAGCCAATGACCTGAGCAACAAGCTGGGCCGCCGCGTCTTCGTGCTCGCCGCGACTGCCGGCATTGCTCCGCAGTTGAGTTGGAGCGCTTACGTTGTCGAGCAGAAAGCCATCGTCGGCGGCCTGGCTGCGCCTCGGGTTCTGCCGGTACCGCAGCTGCACGGCAATAACCTGGGCGTGCTGGCCGGTCGACTGGCCAATGCCGCCGTGAGCATTGCTGACACGCCGATGCGCGTGGCCACCGGCGCGGTCCTGGGCCTGGGCGCTGAACCCAAAGACATGGATGGCATCCCGCTGACCTCCGCGGTGCTTTCGCAGCTCGACGCAGCGCGCCTGTCTGTGCCGCAGACGTACCCGGACTATCCGGGCACCTACTGGGGCGACGGCAACATGCTGGACACCCCTGGCAGTGACTTCCAGTTGATCGAGAACCTGCGTGTCGTCGACAAGGCAGCCCGCCGCGTGCGCGCTCTGCTGATCCGCTACGTGGGCGATCGGACCCTGAACAGCTCGGCCAACAGCATGGCGACCACCACTTCCAAGCTGATGGCTCCGCTGCGCGCGATGGCCAAGTCCACCAAATTCGCCGGCCAGGTGTTTCCAGGCGAGATCGAGCAGCCTAAGGACGGCGACATCGTGCTGACCTGGACGAGCAAAACCTCTGTCGTGGCCTACCTCAAGCTGCGCCCCCTCAACTGCCCGAAAGACCTGACCGCGAACATCGCGCTGGACCTTTCCGTTACGGATTCGGAGTAACCCATGGCCGCAAAAATTGGCGGTAAGAACTTCGACGTGAACCTGGGCGATCTGCTCGTTCACGTCGAGGCCGGCACCATCGACATCACGGACAACAGCACCGTGGCCCAGACCAAGGGTGTGCCCAATGGTCACGTCGACGGCGATGTCGCTGCAGCTGGCGAACTGGAGCTGGACACCACCAACTTCAATCTGCTGATCGAGCAGGCCAAGACTGCGGGCAGTTTCCGCGAGCTGGAGCCGTTCGACATCGTGTTCTTCGCCAAGGCCGGCGAAGAGGAACTGCGCATCGAGGCTTTCGGCTGCAAGGTCCGCGTGTCCAGCCTGCTGAGCATCGATCCCAAGGGCGGCGCGAAGAACACCCACAAGGTGCCGTTCGACGTCACCAGTCCGGACTTCATCAAGATCAACGGCGTGCCGTACCTGGCTGCTGCTGAAATCGAGGGCCTGACGTAATGGTTTGCCCGTTCGATCGTGCGCAGGCTCTGGAGCAGCGACAGCGCGACCAGGCCATTGCGGCCCAGTTGGCCAAGCCGCGAGCGAGCGGGCCGAGCCTCACCCATTGCCAGGACTGCGACAAGGAGATCCCACCGGCGCGCCAGGCGTTGGGCGGTATGACCCGTTGCGTGCCTTGCCAAACCCTGACCGAAAAAGGACGTCGCTGATGAGCACGAATCAAGTTGCTCAAGACACAGCCATTGCCCTGGTAAAGGCATCGCCCGCCATTGGCGTTGCCGCCACGGGTGCGACCGGTGCCGTTGACTGGTCGACAGTGGCCTACATGCTGACCGCGTTCTACATGGTGCTGCAGATCCTGCTGCTGATCCCCAAGTACCGCCAGATGCTGCGCGAGTGGGAGACCAAAGCATGAGCCTGCGCGTCAAGATTACCGCCGGCTTCCTGCTGCTCTGCAGCGGCACGCTGACCGCCTTCTTGGGCACTTGGGAAGGCAACGGCCAGAACGTGGTGTATGCCGACAGGCTGGCCGACGGGTTGCCCACTGTCTGCAAAGGCATCACCAGGCACACCAGCCCGGATCCAGTGGTGGTCGGTGAATATTGGTCGGATGCGCGCTGCGCCGAGGTGGAAGGCCTGGTCATCGCCAAAGGCCAGTTGAGCCTGGCCGACTGCCTGACCAACCAGGCGATCGGGCAGAACACGTTCGACGCCTTGAGCAGCCACGGCCACAACTTCGGCGTGCCGACGACATGCGCGAGCCGTGCGGTGGGCCTGATCAATGCGGGCCGCATTGCCGACGGCTGCAGAGCGCTGGCCTGGGCTTCTGACGGCACGACACCAGTGTGGGCCTATGTGACCGGTGCCGACGGCCGTAAGACTTTTGTTCGTGGCCTGCACAACCGCCGGCTGGCCGAAATGAGGTTGTGCCTGCAATGACCATCAGCCCGCTGCAACTGTTATTTCGCACCCTGTTCGTCGGCCTTGTCATCTGGCTTGCCGTCGATTGGGCGCTTGATCGGTATGAAACCGTCGTCCAGGAGCGCAACAGCGCAATAACCGAGCGCGATGGCCTGCGCGAAGCCGCACGGATCAGAGGCGAGCAGCTCGCAGCGCGGGACCAGCTCGACACCCACCACACCGAGGAACTGAATCGTGCCCGCGCTCAAATCAACACTCTGCAGCTTGCTGTTGCTGATGGCCGTTACCGGCTGCGCATCAAAGCTGTCTGCCCAGCAATGCCCGGTACCGCCGGCACCACCGGCCTGGCTGATGCAGGCAGCGCCGAACTCGCAGCAGACGCTCGATCGGATTATTTCACCCTCAGAAACGAGCTTGCCCTCAGCCGGCAAATGATCCTCGGCCTGCAGGACTACATCCGCCAGGTCGTGCAACGCACGCCGGCACAACCCTGAACCTTTGCAACTCAACCTTACGGAAACACTGACATGAGCGAAGTAAATCGCAGCATCACTTTGGAACGTGGCGACAAGGAATTCACCTTCAACCTGACACCGCAGGTGATCACTAAGTACTTCAACGCCACGACCCAGGCCAACAAGGTCGCGCCGGCCCACAACCTGCTGATGGGCACCGTCAAGGACGAAGACAAGGCCGCACTGAAGGCGCTGCTGGAAAACCCGATCACCACCATGACCCTGGCCGGTGCATTGCTTGAAGAGTATTCGCCGGACGTTGAAGTGATCGTAAAAAAGCCCTCGAACATGCCGAAGGCCTGACCCAGGACGGGCTGGGCCAGTTGCTGGCCTTGGCCCAACGCTGGCTGCCTGGCGCTGAACCCACGATCGAAAGCATGGGCACCGCCAAGTGGCTTGAAGACGAACACTGGAGACGCATGGAAATTGCCGTCGCCAACGGCATTTCCACTGCCTTTAACGGATAACCCTGATGGCTGACCGTTCCGCCCGCCTGGCTTTCATCCTGAAACTGACCGACAAGGTCAGCGCCCCGTTGGGCAAGGTGAAAACCAGCTTCAGCGACCTTGCCGCGAAGAGCCAGCAGAACATCATTCAGATGGGTGCAGGCCTGGCCGGCATGGTGGGGGCGGGCAAGGCCATCACCGAATCACTGGAACCGGCGCTGGAAGTGAACCGGGCGCTGGGTGACATGCGCGCCTTGGGCACCACCGAAGACGCGCTGGCGTCGCTGAACCGGACGGCCCTCGAATTTTCGATCACCTACGCCGCCAGCGCCGCCGAGTTCGTGGCGTCGTCACGTGTCATCAATGGCGCGATCAAGGGCCTGGTCGGCGGCCAGCTGGCCACCATCACCAGTGCCAGCAACCTGTTGGCCAAGGTCACCAAATCCGACGCCGAAACGACCGGGGCGTACCTGGGCACCATGTACAACCTGTTCAAGTCCCAGGCAGACAAGATGGGCCGGGTGGAATGGGCCCAGCAGCTGACCGGCCAGACCGCGCTGGCGGTGAAGCTGTTCCGCACCGACGGTGCCCAGTTGAAAGATGCCTTCAAGGAAGTAGGGGCGATCGCAACCCAGGCCGGCGTCAGCTTTGCCGAACAAATGGCGGTGGTCGGTACGCTGTCCAGCACCATGGAAGGGGGCGATGCCGGGGGGCGCTACAAGGCGTTTTTTGAAAACCTCAGCGCGGCTGCCGAGAAAACCGGCCTGAGCTTCACGGACGCCGCCGGCAATGCACTGCCCATGCTGCAGATCATGGACAAGCTGCAGGGCAAGTACGGCGACCTGACCAGCGCTGCTGCCGGCACCAAGCTGATGGAAGTATTCGGCGGTGAAGGTGCCCAGGTGATCGGCGCACTGGCCAAGGACACCGATCGGCTGCGCAACGGCATTGCCGAGCTGGGCAAGGTCCGGGGCCTGGAGAACGCCGAGAAGATGGCTAAGGCCATGGTCGACCCCTGGCAGCAATTCGGCAAAGCCGTCGAAGCGCTGCGCATCGCCTTCGGCCAGTCCCTTATTCCGACGCTGACCCCGCTGATGGAACGTCTGGTGGGCATTGCCAAGACCTTGACCCGCTGGACGCAACTGTTCCCGAACATCACCCGGCTTATCGGTATCACCACGCTGGTGGTCTTTGGCTTCATCGCCGCGATGTCGTTGCTGACCCTGGTAGTCGGTGTCAGCAAAATGGTCTGGCTGGGCATGCTCACCGTGTGGAAGCTGCTCACCTGGCAGGGCTTCAAATCGATCGCCATGTTCCTGTTCCACACGGTCATGGTCGCAGCTTTCGTGGTCGGCCTGATCGGTCTGTACACCTGGATGGCGATCGTGCGCGTCGGCATGCTGCTGTGGCAGGGCGCAATCTGGCTGGTCAACGCCGCCATGCTGGCCAACCCGGTGCTGCTGATCGTGGCCGGCATTGTCCTGCTGGCCGCTGCCGTGGTCGCAGCGGTCGTTTACTGGGACGAGCTGTGCGCCGCACTGATGAACACCACCGCGTTCCAGTGGATCAGCGATCAGATGGCCAAATTGTCCAGCTGGTTCGACTCGATGGGCGGTTGGTCAGGCGTCGCCAAAACGGCCTGGGACAGCATCCTGTCTACGGTCAAAGGCGCAATCAATGGCCTGATCGAGATGGCCAACAAGATCCCCGGCATCAACATAGAAACCACGTTTGGTGATCTGCCCGAGCCGCCGAAGGTTCCAGATCTGCCCGGTCAGGTGGGCGCAACTGTACCGGGTCCACAACTGCCGGCAGTGGTGACCACACCGCTGGCGGGCACCGTACCGGGAGCGGTCGCTCGATCTGCGCCGGCCCAGGGTGCTGCAGCGAGAGTCCAGGTGAAACCTGCACCGCCTATCAGCCTGCCGCAACCCAACGTGCTGCCCTTCAAACCGCTGCAGATGCCTGCTCCGCAGATCAGTCAGGCCGACCCGATCATGCTGCCGTCGGCGTCGGCTGACCTGGCGTTTTCGATGCCGGCCAAAACGGCACTGCCAGAGCGCGTCGAGAAGGTCATCGAGCTGCCTGCCAAATCGGACAAGGGTATTGAGGCCCGCAAGGCGATCAACGCCAATACGTCGATCAGTCCCACCAAACCGCAGGCCGTCCCGAAAGGAGGACTGATGCAAAGCTTCCAGAACCAGAGCAATGCCATGAACCCCAACCAGCGCCCCGGCACCCACGTCGAGACGCTGAATATCAATACCTCCAAACCGATGACACCGCTGGAGCTGGAAAACATGATGGCCATGGCGGTGGGCGGCTGATGAGTGAATACGTCGACCTGCTGATCATGAACAACGACCTGGTACTCGACCCGGCTCGCCAGCCCCTGCTGGTGGATGACCGCGCCTCGATCGCTCAGGACATCGCTCATCTGATCCGCGAAAGTGGCCTGCTGATCACCCTGGTGGCCGAGCGCGACCGGTTGCGTCAGCGTGACTGCATTCAGCAGATGGAGCTGCTCGTCGAGGATGACGAACGCCTGGTACCAGGTACTGCGCAGATCGAGCAGACCCAGCCGGGTGTGTACCTGGTGACCGCCACGACCGTGAAGTTTGGCCAGGTGGAGATCACCTTATGACCGTCGACTTCAAAAAGGCGCTGGGTGATTCCGGCATTCCGACTACCGAGGCGCAGCTCAAACAGGCCTGGGAAAAACTGGCCTTCGAGCAGGGCAGCACGCTGACCAACACCAGCGCGTACAGCCCGTTCTGGCGAATCATCACGGCGCTGGTCACCAAGCCCGTGCTTTGGCTGCTGGAGTTTGTCAGTGGCACGGTGCTGCCGAACTTCTTCGTCAAGACTGCCGGCGCGCAATGGCTGGACATGCTGGCTTGGGCGGTGAACATCGAGCGCAAAGCCGCGACGGTGGCCGTTGGTGAACTGCTCTTTACCCGCGCCAATACCGGTGGCGAGCTGGAAGTGCCGATCGGCACTGTCGTCCAGTCGCCGACCCTCAACGGTCATATTTACCAGTTGGTAACCACCGAGCCGCGCAGCTTTGAAGAGGGCCAGAGTCAGCTGGTGGTACCGGTCAAGGCGGTGGGAGCCGGCAGCGGCTACAACCTGGCACCTGGTTATTACGCCGTGCTGCCCCAGTCGGTACCGGGCGTTGTCCAGGTGGTAAACAACATCGACTGGTTGCAGACGCCTGGCGCGGATTCCGAGCATGACGACCAGTTGCGCCTGCGCGTGCGCAATCAGTTTTCGGCGGTCAACCAGTGGCACACCGATGCGGTGTACCGGGCGATCATCACCGGGTTTCCTGGGGTTGCCGCTGACGGCGTGTACTTTGAACACGGCGCGCCGCGTGGACCAGGCAGTGCCAACGCCTTTGTACTGTTCGACGCCGGCGTGCCCGCCGATACTTTCCTCGAGCAGATCAACACGCATATCCGCGACGGCGGCAACCATGGCCACGGTGACGATCTGCTGGCCATGGCCATGCCTGAAACTCTGCACGCGATCAGCGTCAAGGTCTGGCCGGTGGCGAACCTGACAGCGCTGCAGCTGCTGACGCTGCAGGCTGAGGTCGGGCTGTTCATCCGCGCCGCTTTCCGCGAAAGCACCCAGAGTGACTACGCGCCGACTCGGACATTTCCCCAGTCACGTTTCAGTTTCAGCCGCCTGACCGAAGAGCTGCACGTCCAGTTTCCGGATATCAGTTCGTTGCGGTTTGCCAACAGCGACATCGTCTCGGCCTTGGACATCCCGCGCATCAGCACCCTGGCGGTGGTCCTGCAATGATCAAGCTCAAGCTGCCGTTCTGGCTCGAAGGGCTGGAGCTGACCAAGCTGGTCACCACCGCCCAGCTCTGGTGGGAGCAGGCCACCGAGTGGCTGCGCTGGCCGTACCTGCAGTTCGACGCAGACACCTGCCACCTGTCCATTTTGGAGCTGTGGGCCTGGCAGCGTGATGTCACGCGGTTTCCCGCCGAACCTGAAAGCCTGTTCCGTCTGCGGGTCAAGTACGCCTTTATCAACTCGGTGGACGCCGGCAGCACTGCTGGTTTGAAACGCATCCTGGAGCGCTTGGGCGTCGGCTACGTCGAGATCCAGGAGCGCATGCCCGAACGCGACTGGGACGTCGTGTTGCTCACCCTGAGCGATTCCCAATTGTCCGAGAATCCCGACCTGCTGCGCGTGCTGATCCGTCAGTACGGACGCACTTGTCGCCGGTACGACTTCGTAACCATCACCCCGGTGCGGCTTGCTGTTGCCCTGGTGGATTTCAATGACGATCAGCAAACGCTGGTCGCCAGCCTTTAGGAGCCCTCATGGCTGCAAGCATTACCCTCGCCGGCGAGAAACTGATCGCCCAGAAACAAGCGGACAACCTGCCGCTGACCGTGGCCCGCTTCGTGCTGGCCAACGTGCCCGGCCTCAATGTGAGCGGCCCGGTCAATCGCGCCGGCGTGAAGCCGCCAGCGGCCCAGATCGTCTACACCGCAAACATCACCCAGCAGGGCTATGTGAACCCTAACCAGGTGGTGTACAGCCTCCTGATGGGCACCGATATCGGTGACTTCGACTGGAACTGGATCGGCCTGGAGACCAGCGAAGACGTGCTGCTGTCGGTGGCCTACGTGCCATTGCAACAAAAGCGCAAGAACGTCCTGCCTGACCAGATCGGCAACAACGTGACGCGCAACTTCCTGGTGGTGTTCGACGGTGCCCAGCAGCTGACCGGCATCAAGATCGATGCAAGCACCTGGCAGCACGACTTCACTGTACGCCTCAAAGGCATCGACGAACGCGAGCGGCTGAGCAATCGCGATATGTTTGGCCGTGCCTGCTTCTTTGATAGCGGTTTGAAACTGGAGAAAGTCGGTAGCACCTACCAGCTCAAGGCGGGGGTGGCTTATGTCGAAGGAATTCGTCTTGAGTCGACAGCCGTCCTGCCGGTCGTCGTGCCGTCGGTGCCCAACAAGGCCTGGCTGGATGTGTCTCTGCAGCGCGATCACAGCGACGTGGTGGGTACGTTCCAAGTGGTGTTTGGCATGGACAAGGTGGATTACAACGACGGTGCCGGCGCACGCCATTACTTGGTGCCGTTGGCCGACTTGCCCACCTCATCGTTGATTACCGATCTGCGCAGCGTCGAGCCGATCATCACTGAACTGATCAAACACCTGGCCTCCCGGGTTGGTGACTATCCCAATCTGCGCGCCCGTGCCACCACTAAAGATGACGTGAAGCTGGACCAGGTTCCCAACGCGATCAGCAGTGATCCAACCAGCAACAGTGATCAAGTGTTGGCCACCACCAAAATGGTTGTAGCTGTACGCCAACTGCTCGAGGCCCTAGTCGACACCAAGCTCAACAAAAACGGTGGGGATGTCACGGGTACGATCAACACTACGCAGTCCATAGTGCTTAATAACGGTAGCAGTGACTCGCCAGAGGTGCGCTGGGCGACGACGTTACGTACCGTCTTTGCTGATGTGTATAACCATACGTTCCGTATTTTTTCGACAGGCGTACCGGATCCGCTGAACCTGGATCTGGCCAACCAGCGTGCGTATCTGTTTGGCCGCGAGCCGTGGGACACCGGTAACTTCAATCCGGCCCTTAAAGCTAATCTGGCGGGGGCAGCATTTACCGGCCCGGTCAGAGTGCCTTCGCTACCGGCCACGACCAAGGACCAGCAGGCCGCGAACACTGCCTTTGTGCATTCGGTGGTCGCCGCCCTGGTGGACTCGTCGCCGGCGGCGCTCGACACCCTCAAGGAGCTGGCGACGGCCCTGGGCAACGATCCCAACTTTGCCACGAGCATGACCAATGCCCTGGCGGGGAAACTGTCGACCAGCGGCGGCACGGTGGCCGGCCGACTGTACAGCCGCAAAGCAGATGCTCAACTCGGCGATTGGGGATCTGCGGGTCTGGTTCTCGATTCGGATTTGCACCCAGCCATTACCTTTCATGCCTCTTCGCGTAGTGTGGCGCGGATGCTTGGGCTACAAACTGACAATGAGCTGTATCTGGGCGGATCTGACCCTGGCCAGCCGCAGTACAAGCTGTACCACTCGGGCAACTTCAATCCTGCCGGCAAAGCCAACGTCGCCACCACCCTCGGTGGCTATGGCATCACCGACGCCTATACCACCAGCCAGTCAGATGGGCGTTTTGTGCGGCTCGCGGGTGAAAACGGCTACACCGCATTCAGCCTCGGTCAGGTTCCTTCGCTGGCAGCGGCGGGTGCTTACACCCAAGGCCATGCCCCTCTGGGGATTACGAACGGCAATAACCCGGCCGCTGCAGCAGTGATTACATTTCATCGGGGCGGGTCCTACGGCACGTTCTTTGGTCTGGACACGGACAACCAGTTTGCGTTCGGTGGCTGGTCAGCGGGTAACGCTCGGTACCGTTTTTGGACCGAAGCCAACCGGCCGAAAAACACTGCCTCAGTTGAGGTCAACGGCTGGCACAAAGATGCTGACACCGGTCGCATCGAGCAGTGGGGGCGAGTCACGCTGGTATCGCCGAATGACGTCGGGGCAGTGACGGAAGCGGGGATTTATTTTCCGATGTCGTTCCCGGCCGCGTTCCACTCTGTGACGTTCGGCATTGAGGCGGTCGGAGAGACCACTGAAATTGCCGAGAACCTGGTGGGGTTTCACAGCCCTGGCTTGGGTGCCATGACCGTACGCGTTCAACGCGTTGCCGGCAGTAACCCAAGCAACACCCCTATCACCATCCACTACCGCGTAACGGGGAAATAAATGGAGTTCTTTTACGGTCGCCTGTCGGGCGGGTTTTACAGCAGCGCGAGCCACGGCCCCCGAACCATCACTATCGATGACCCAACCTTCGAACGACCGAAGATTTTGGTCCCGGATCCCGCATACATCGCGGGCGACCCCAGCCAGGAGGAGTCCGTGCCGATGATCGAGATCGATGACCTCGGCGTCCCGGTGCCGCAGATTACCGTCGACAATCCTGAATGCCTGCTGCCCCCGGCGAGCGATCTGATCGAGATCAGCATAGAGCACTACCAATCCTTACTGGAGGCACAGAGCAACGGCATGCGTATCGACCTGGATGACAGTGGTCGACCTGCTGCTATGGCGCCGTTTGGTCCCAGCATCGAGACGCTGCGCAAGAATGATCGTTGCTGGCGGGACTATCAGCTCAAACAGACCGATGGGATGGTCAACCGTCACCGTGACGAACTCGAAGCGGGGCAGGCAACGACGTTGTCGGTGGAACACTACATGGCGCTGCAGGCCTATCGTGGCGCGCTGCGTGATTGGCCGGAGCATTCGTCGTTTCCTGACATTTCAGCCCGCCCATCAGCCCCGACCTGGTTGGTGCTGCCATGAGTTGGACCAACATCAAGCTTCGCTGGCCAGCACAAGCCACTCAATGGATGGACCAGATGGCCGGCGCACGCGACCTGATCCAGAGCGAAATGGCAATCACCGGCCAGCGCGTCTCGATGCTGGCCGATATCGCCACCACCAGTCCTGGCCTGATTGCGGGTGCCGCGAAGTCGGCGATCAGCGCAGGACGTGATGCGTTGGTGGCGCAGTTTGAGAACGTCCCGTCGTGCATCGTGGTTACGCCATTCCAGCACGGGGTTGGCCAGGGCAGCGGCGGCCATCAGCGCTTTTTGTCTGCGCCGAACCTGCTGCAGCTGCTGGCCGACAAGCTGACGGACACCACCGATGCAGTCCGTCCGCAAGGTCAGCAAAGCGCCCTGGTACTGATGTTCCTCGCCACACGCCTGGACCAGCTCGCCGCGACGTTGGGTCGTTTCAACGTGGTGTTGCCTATGCCTGACCTGGTGCGCGCCGAGCGCCGTGCCGAACACCTGGCCAAGCTGGAAGTGGAAAAATGGATCATGCCGATCGCCGGGCAAATGCCGCTCTGGAGCCAATTGCCGCTGCAGCGGTGCCCGATCACCAAGCTTGCCAGCCAGTCCATGGCCGGACAGCTGGCTGTACTGGAGGGCTATGCCGCCGACAGCTCGCCCATGGCGGACCTTGCAGATCTGCAGGCGCGGAAGAAGGCGCAGGTACAAGAGCGCGATCAGCAGCTGGCCGACCTGAAAGCTCAGTTCACCAACAGTGCCGACGACGTGTCGATCCAGTCCAGGATGCTGGGACCGGGTGACCTGGGCCAGCTGCGCCGCGAACTACTCGAGGGCGAAGCACCGGGCCATGAATGGCCGCTGTGTGCCGGCGCGCTGCTAGTGGGATCTGCAGAGAGCCTGAGCTTTGTCCAGGAACTGGTGGGCCTATGACGCTGCTACTCAACGGCGAGCAGATCATCGGCCACCGCATGAAGCTGACGGCCAACCTCAAGATCGAGGCCGACGAGCTGGGCGGCCAGACATCGGCAACCGACAAATCGCACAAGGGGTTCAAACCCAAGACGCTTACCGTCGCGCTGACAATCCCCTACAAGGCCCTCGAGGACCTGCGCACGATCATGCGCCTGGCCGAGGCGACTGCAGGCGGTGGCCAGCTCCAGACCTATCGCATCGTGAACGACACGGCCAAGGCCTTTGGTATCCGGCAGGTGACGTTCTTTGACGGGGTCAGCGCCCGTGAGGACGACACACTGGCCCAATGGATCGTCCAGTTCACGCTGAGCGAGAAGCTATCCAACCCGGAGAAGGTCGAGAACCGGCGCGCCGGCAACGGCGTCACGTCGCAGTCAGCACCAGGTGACGGTGTTGCGGGTAGCGGATCGGGCACGCCCGAAGAACTGACAGGCTTTGAGGCAGTGCTCAAGAAGGTGGACACCTACCTGGCCGGCGCTTCATGAGCATGAAGCTGCACAAGGTGCTGACGATCGGCGGCGCGGTCATGCCGCTGGTCAACGACGATGTCCGTCTGGACCTCAAGAGTCCAGGCCGCGCCACGTTCACGATCAAGGCGGGCGTAACCGTCAAAGGATTGGTCACGTTCGATATCGGCTACAACGAAGCGGTCCTGCAGCGTCATTTCATTGGCTACGTCGAACGCTGCACCGCCACCAACGGGATCGAGCAGGTTGTGCTGTGTCGTGAGTTAGCCGCGGTGCTGGCCAACCCATTGCCCATGAACCTGCGCCATGTAGATCTGCGTGCGGTACTGGCCGATATCGGCGGCAAGACCGGGCTGCGCTTTCGGGTATCGGATCAGGCGTATACACGCACCAAGACGCCGTTCTTCTACAACCTGGCCGCTGGATACCAGGCGCTGGACAGCATGGCGCGGGTGTTCGGCATCAAGGATTTTATCTGGCAGCAACAGGGCGACGGCGAGATCTACGTCGGTGCTTGGGCTGACAGTTTCTTCGGCGCTCGGCCGCCGTTGCAGTTGCCGGTTAACCTTTTCGACGGTTACCAGGGCAGCCAGAGCGCAATGATCGCGGCCTTGCCAGGCCTGCGACCAGGCATATCAATCAACCAGGGCGAGCGGATCACGAGCGTGACGCTGGCCGGCACACAGATGGCTATCAAATGGACGACGCAATCAAGCGCAGCGTAGAGCGACAATTTCCTGAACTCACCGGGGGCTATCACTTGCCGCGCTTCGCCAAGGTGGTGGCCGTGGCGGATGCGCCGGCCAGCGCTGGGCTGTGTGACGACTTCCGCCCGCGCTTCTCGGTCGACCTGCAGGTGATGGGGCCAGACGGCGAGATCGACACGACGTTGCCGGTACTGGCCGGCGTGCCTCTGCCCATGCCGGTGGGTGGTGATGAAATGGGATTCTTTGCCTTTCCGGAGGAGGGTACCAGCGTGGTGGTGTGCTTCGCCTATGGCCTACCGCACAAACCCTATATCCAGACCATCCTGCCGCACGGCCTGACACTGCCAAAGGTCCCCAAGGGCGACCAGGTGTGGCAGCACAGTGACGCAGTGCAGCAGCGCGTCGACGCGGACGGGAACTGGCTGCGCAAGACTGACGGCAAGATCCAGGACCAGGCGATCGAGCGCGAGGTCGACGCCATGACGAACACCGAGAGCTTCCAGAGTCACACCAGGACAGTGGACGACCATTCGACCGAGTCAGTGGGAGGGGTAAAGAAGATCAAGGCCCTGGGCGCACTCAAGCTGCTGTCGGGCGGATCTGCGAGTCTTGCGGCAGTGGATGACCTGCACCAGGCTACTGGTAGGGATCTGAACCTGGTGGTCGGGCAGAAGCACAACGCCACGGTGGGTGGCGACATGCACGAGCGTATTCAGGGGTTACGAGAGAGCATCACCGGTAAGAGCCAGCGGCTGCAGGCTCCTAAAAACTGGGTTGGGTCGGACGGTGTGAACATCTTTCAGGTCGTGTGTGACCTGCTCGATCTGGTCCAGGACATGAACTCCCAGCTCGCTGCGCATACCCATGGCCCGACGCCGGTGCCCGCCAACGCAGCCGCGTTCACAGCTGATGCGACCAAGGCAGCGTTGCTGTCAGCGAGGCTGAAGACAGCAACACTTTGATCCAAAACACCGGCATAAAAAAGGAAGCTTGTTTTAGAAAACAGCAATATTCAGTCGATACTGTGTGCTAACTCAACAAGTTTCGGATATTTTGCTATGCTGCTAAAGTCGTTAAAAAAACTTGTGCTGGCTCTTTCGATGTAGCCTAATTCGGAACCGGATCTAGTGCTAAGTGAGCGGGATGCTGCATTTGCACCCATGCGCATATGGGTTATCCAAAAAGCGAATATTTCATGAATCGAAACATTTTGGGTATGAAAGTGAAGATTCTTTGCAGGGTACCTTTCATTAATTTTAGCTAGCGCATATGCATGGTCCCCCCTTACCACTTGGTCATATAAATCAGACGCTTCATCCCTTAAAAATATAAGATATGCGGCCCAAAACAAGTGAAACTGACCTCGTTCTATATTTGCCGCTACAGAAAAAATCTGATTTACTATTTTTTCGAGTTCTCTAAGTTTGCATCCGAAAGTCTGCGCTAGGGCTAAAAATACAATTTGCTCAGGGTTAAGCTTGTGTTTGCCAGTAAGGACTGTATTTACGTCCGGTCTAACATCACTACCTGCCACTCGTGAAAACATTTGGTCGTGTTCAGATATAAAGCCTAACTCCGACCTGTGTAACGTTTCTGGAAGTGAGAAGTTGGCCTTAACCCAAGCATCTAGATCACTATTATCTAAAGTGAATTCAGCATCAAAAAATCGTTTTAGGTATTTCTCGGATCCGAATCCAGAGCCATAGACGGCTCTAATGGCATGACTGAGCTGAGGCGTATCAGTGGCGATAATAAACTTGCAATCATTTACATCGAATAAATGTTTTATTCTTTCAAGTAATTCAATGGCGAAGGTCGGCCGGCATCTATCTAGCTCGTCAATAAAGATATATGTGGGCTTAGAGTTTTGGCCGCCAGAAACACCCTCTGAAGCTAGGTTTATCAACCGATGAAAAGTTTTTTTAAAATCTTTGATGCTGTTCAGCGAAGCTCTATTAGAGTCTATTAATTTTTCTACTGCCTTCTCGGACGCATCAGCCAGTGCTTCGCTATCAATTAGCTCCTGAATTAATCCGATCTCCACACCGGTTACTTTTTTTATAACGCCTTTAGTCAATGCAGGCGTCGCGGCTAACAAAGTTTTTGACGCCATTGTGGTAAACGTTTTTATTGCTCCTTTCTCTTTTTCCATAGGGATCAGTGCTGTTAATTGTTCTTTAATTGCAGCGACCAAAGAAACGAAAGCGTCGCCGGTAAAATCTGTCTCCCAAGCATTAAAGTAAACACATACTCTTTCGGTTTTTTCTTGCGCCATCCAATTCTGAAGGAAAAAAGTTTTCCCTGATCCCCACGCCGAATTAATGTTTAGGACTTTGATTTTTTCGGCGTTATCAATGTATCGAGTGAGGAACTTGGCAGTGCCTCCACGACTCATTCGGTCTGTAGTCCAAGGCGCTATTTCATCGCTCATAAGGAGGTCTCTGCAGGTTGGGTGATATTTTTACTCAACAAAATATTAAGCCTTGAATGTTTGATATTTTTGGTACTAGGGTCATACCAGGCCTGATAAAAGCTGAAGTCGGTCCTGTCGTGTGTAGTACATAGACTCTCTATTATCTTGAGGATTTTAACCTTATCCTCAGTCGATGTCTTAATACCAAAAATAATGCCCTCAAGACTATTGAAGTCGTAGTTGGTTACTCTGTCTTTGTTTGCTTTAAGGTCAATTATGCTTGGCGCGAGTATTAGGCGGTACTCATTTTCGAATCTCCACTCTCGCAGCTTTACGGTTATTGCACTAATAAAGTTTTTCCAGTAATTTTCCCGCCATTCGCGTCCCATTTGGGGGGCGCTATATTCAAATGTTTTAGCGTTCTTTTCGGAATACCAATATTTTTCCAAAGTCGGAAGTGGAAGGCCGCCTATAGATGTGAAGAAGTCAATTTCCACAAATGCCCTCTCATAATCAATTTTATGAAATACGTGGCTTGCTTTCTTTCTAATTATGCCTGCGCTAGAGAAACCTATAGGGCCGTTCAAAGTCAAAAACTGGTTTTGCTCATCACCTTTTGTTTTGTACTTAAGGCAGACGCCCTTATGGTTTTCACCATAAGTTCCCCACAAAGATGAATTTGTACAATCTGACATAAAACACGCCGTATACCACAAAGGGTAGGTCAGCGACTCAAGCGCTTTGCAGAACTCGTCTGGCAGATCTACGGCTATAAAAAAAAGCTGCTGAGGAAGGCTCTTGTGCAGGCTAATTATTCGGGCTTCGTCCAGTTCTAACAAAACATCGGTAAAGATATCAGCCCGGGTTTCAAAATCTTTACTTTCTCTTAAAAGTTGACCCAGTTTTCCTATTGCTTTTAGATGATATTCTTTGTCTTTGTTAAATATCTGGCTCGTTAACTCTAGGCAGAATCCGCTTTCTTGAAAATGTCTGAATATTATCGCGAGGGTGAATCTATGGATTAGTCGTAAATGAATGGTTAACTCTGGAGCGCGTATCGGTCGTTTGCATTGAGCTACAGCACCTATGAAAAGTTTGACTTCTGGTGTTTCTATTATTTCGTCGATTATACTAGTTGCTAGTGCCTCCATTGGTGGTGGAAGGCTATCTATATAGTTGTTTATTAATATTTCTCGATGTACGTCGTCTTGTTCGGATAGGGCTGTGTAAAGCACGCAGTGCTGAATGGCACAGGTTATATAGTGGCGGTAAAGATTGCGCCACATAATCTCGCTGCCGGACCACACTATATCTTTATAGCCTTCAAGTGGGTCATTTAGCTGTTCTGGAGATGCAAAAAAAATCTCAAGGTTTTCCAGTTCCCCATCGTCGAGGAGTCGGTGTAAAGGGCGAAATCTATATAGAATATTCTTTTCCATTACCTATCCTTGGCTGTCAGCTTTCTGGTTTTAGCGTCACGAGTATATACATTAGCGGTCTAGAGGAATCTTTTCATCCAGTCATTGATCGACTTGAGCGTCTTCACTGATACCTGCACCACCATGACTGGGCGTAGACACAGCCGTCGAGGTATTCAACGCCGCTCAGGACGAAACCATTCTGAGCCATCGTTGCGAGCGTGACGTCCAGCAGCTCCGGTAGCCGCTGTTCTTCCTTTGGCATACCTACGTCGACCCAAGCCACAGTAGAGTTTCTGCCTAGATGTTCTGAATGAGTAGACCGCACTATTACGTTCCCTCGTATCGCTTCGTAGCGGTCCCGCTCTCTTCGTTCCAACGCTACTCCCTTGCGCCTCATCGGAATTACGAGGACCTGCATTAGGACACGCTGTTCGACGCAGGTCTGTCCCACTGTGCCTCGATCGCATAGGCGAGCGCGCCGTCTGCTAGCTCCAGCATGCCGCTGTATTCCTCTGGACTAACGATTTGCGAGGTATGCAGAGCGCAAGCACGTCGTAGCAACAATTTGTGATGACTCCCAGGACAAGCAAACAACGCGGCGCTGTCGTCAAGCAACGCGACCCATGCATCGACCTCTGCTTTTTTCTCTGTGATAACCACTGCCATGACCATCTGCCCTCCGACTGTTAAGCTGTATGTGCGTACAGTATATTTGGGTGAAGTCGCTCCGCCACTACTCTCCGATGGAAGGGCTGATACTCAGTTGAGCCGGTCTTGTGGCGAGAATTTGCCCTGGAATAAAAAAACCCAAGAAAAAGCACTTATCCCCCTCCCGCCGACGGGCTTTGCGTCCGTTTTTTGTGCAAACCCAGATGCGATGAAAGCAATACTCCAGCCTAGGCCAGCCGTGGGGTTGCGCAGGGGAGCGGCAATTGCACAGTGTGCAAACTTATGCAGAAAAATGTCAGCGCCTTGCACTGCGAGCGACAGGGCTGTGCAGATGGGGGCAAACCTCGAAGGCCCGGCCTGCTTGGGCGAAAAATTGGAAAACCGAGGAATGGGGTGGTTTTCCAAATCGACACCGGTCTCAAAGCTGCGCACCAGGGCATCGGCGGCCAGATCAGATCCAACCTCTACAACTCAAGCAGACCGGGAGCTGTAGCCGCATTCAGGGGCCTTTGGAGATTGCACACGATTGCACGCGCTGGTGACGATCTACAGGCCTTCATGCCTTGCAGTCAGGTTTTCGAAAAAGGACGTTTTAAATGAGATCGAATCTCAGGTATGGGAGGGTGTTTTCAAAAAGAGCGATATTAGCTATATGACCCACGAACCTAGGCTGGAGGCCACGGTTTTACTGGGCTGCGCGTATTACATCGAAAGGTAATATGAAGCGATATGAAAGGTAATATTTTCCTGAAACCCCCGGATTCATTGGGTTTTAGGAAATGAAAATATAGCTTTAGTAAAAGGTAATATTATCGCCTTTGTATCGCTTCAATATTACCTTTGCCCGGAAACGCTGAAAGCCACGGCCTGCAAGGGCTGCAGCCATTTTTCCCGAGCCGTATTACTAATATTACCTTTTTTCTGACCCCCCTCAGATTTTGAGCGGGGCACCCTGTACCGAGCGGTTGGCCAGGGTCTCGCGCTACTGCTCATGAGCGTCTGTAGCTGCGGTTGGAGCTCGACGTGGAGCGCGTAAGGCAGGCCCGATCGGTGGCCTTGTTACGTGGCTTATTACGTCTGGGGGAAAAAACAAGGGCCTGCATCGCTGCAAGCCCTTGATTTATATGGTGCCGGCACCAGGAGTCGAACCCGGGACCTACTGATTACAAGTCAGTTGCTCTACCAACTGAGCTATACCGGCGTAATGGGCTGCGAGTATATAGAGTCTGGTGCGCTTGTAAAGCCTAGCTGTCTGATTCAGTTGAAAAAAATCGACCATTGGCGCTTCAGGTCGGATGTGGGCGGGCGGTGGTGCAGGACGTTTCCTTTGGTTTTGACTGATTGGTCTGTGTGGCAGGGCGGATGGCGTTGAATTCGGGCGTTGATTTTGCCTTTGGCACGCAGAGCTTGTGCCTGACAGAACGCTGGATTTTTAACCTGGTCGCGCAAACCAATGCGTCCAGGGTTGATGGCGATTTGGCGTATGAACAGGCACCCATCCGACCCCGCCATTTTTGAGCAGTTGCGGGGCAGGAGGGCTTTGCATAGGCTTGTTCTCAACGGCCCAGGCTACTGAGTCAGCAGCACGGGTCGTTGGCTTTTCAGCCAGGCAGATAAAGGACTATCTGATGAGTGATGCAATGGATCGTAACCAGGTTTGGGGTGTTGTTTGCCGCAGGCTGGTCATTCGCTGAGGAGTTGTTGAAGGATATTTGTAGTTGCGTATGGCCTGTTGGGTCTTGCGCAAGGTGGGGCTGAGGATGGCTGTCTGAATCGCATGAATGTGCGTCTGGACGCTCACGAAGGCTTCATCGATGTTTCAAGAAATGCCCGGATCCTCTGGATTCGGGCATTTTCCTGTGCGCTGGTTGCTGTTGCGTCGGATTTGCACTGGAGCTACCGGCTTTTTGGCCGATACAGCTGTATCGAAAATGGCAGTCGGCCATGGACAGCAAGTGCA